AAGCCGAAAGATTTAACAGGAATATTCACACATTAAAAATATAAACTATGCCATTGAATTTAGAAGAAATATTAGCATTGCCTGACATCGGGCAGAAGATAAACTACCTGAAGAAAGGTAGGAAGACTGAACTTCCCGACCGTTGCAAACTTTGGGATGATTGGAATCCGGAACGACATGAAATCATGGTTGACAAAAAGAAATATCCGGACAGAAAGGTTCTTGAAAAAGAAGCAGAGAAGCACTTCGATGAAAAAACGGGTAAGACTTATGAAATCGAAGCAAAGTATAAGACTGAACCGGTGAACCGTATCTCCATTCCATTGGAACAGGATATCGTGAACATCCAAACTGCTTTTACAGTCGGCACAGAACCGTCTATGGATTGCACTCCAACTGATGATGATGAAAAGAAGCTGCTGGATGCGGTAAAGGCTGTATTTAAATCCAACAAAATCAAATACCAAAACAAGAAGATTGTCCGTGCCTGGCTCTCCGAACAAGAAGCGGCAGAATATTGGTATGTTACCGATGATGATTCGTTTTGGGCAAAGTTTTGGAAGAAAGTTAAAACTACGTTCGGTGGCAAGGTCAAGCCCACCAAGAAACTGAAAAGCGTGTTATGGTCTCCATTCAGAGGTGATAAACTATACCCGTTCTTTAACGACGAAGGTAAAATGATTGCTTTCTCACGTGAGTATAAAAAGAAGCTCATGGATGATTCGGAGGTCACCTGCTTTATGACTATCACGGACAAAATGGTTTATCAATGGGATTTGTCTAAAGGGTATGAAGAAAGAACGCCTTTTGCTCATGGATTCCCAAAACTACCGGTTCTTTATGCTTATCGTCCTGAACCTTATTGCAAGAAGATAAAGACATTCCGTGTCCGGCTGGAAAAACTGTTATCTAATTATGCTGATTGTATAGACTACCATTTCTTCCCACTGCTGAAGCTAATTGGAGATGTAGAGGGTTTCATGGGTAAGGTTAAGGATAGAATGGTCAAACTTACAGGTGAAGGTGCGGATGCCCAGTATCTGACGTGGAACCAAGTTCCGGATACGGTACGTTTTGAAGCAGAAACACTCACTAATATGGCTTATGATATGTCAAACACTCCAAGAATATCGTTTGAGACATTGAAAGGCATAGGCAAGGCTTCCGGCACTGCTTTCCGCTTCATGTTTATGGGTGCACATATGGCGGTAGAAAATCACGGTGAGGTTATCGGTGAGTTCTTGCAGCGGAGAGTAAATTTCATTGTTTCCGCTTTAGGCTCTATCAATCCAACCGAGTTTAGCAAGGCATCGCAGACCATTGACATAGAAACAGAACTGGTTCCATATATGATTGATGATTTGAATGATAAGGTGGCTACTGCCGTTTCCGCTGTCAGTGGTGGCATCTGGTCAACGCGTGAGGGAATCATGTTTGCCGGGAATGCTGATAGGGTAGAAGAGGAGCTTGCAGAAATCAAGGAGGAACAAAGGGCAAAGAATGAGCAAATCGGAAATAAGGGATAAAAAAATGCTTCTTAATCAGAAAAATTACGGGGGTTATAATTTTAGTAAAAGAGTAAAGGCTGTTAGGTCTCCTTTGGGGTAACGGTGATTCGATAGGATTACCGTTATTTTTTTGCTATATTCTTGCATGAATGAAACTAATTAGTTACATTTGTGTGTGAATTAAAATATTATATGTCATGCCTGAAATTTGTAGATTCTTTGGTATCATAATAAGTCTTTATTGGAAAGACCATAACCCACCACATATTCATTTTACCTATGGTGACTATGAGTGTTCTATTAGTGTATTGGATAGGATTGTAGACGGCCAAGCGCCTGCAAAGGTTATTGCAAAAGTAAATGAATGGATAGATTTACATGAAGCTGAAATTCTAACCTTATGGGAAAAAGCTCAAAATGGTGAGAAAATAAATAAAATAGAACCTTTAAAATAAACGCTTATGTTACGAGTCGTTGATGTTGATTATATCAAAGATTACGAACTTCTTGTGACTTTCAATGACGGAAGCAAGAAGAACGTTGACTTGAAACCTTATTTGACAGGTGAGGTTTTCGGAGAGTTATTGGATAAAGATAAGTTTATTCAATATGGTTTAACTCGTGTTACTATTGAATGGGCAAATGGCGCTGACCTCGCTCCTGAGTTCTTGTATGAAATTGGAACTGCTGCATAATGAGAGAGAGCACATTATCTGAATTTGCAGAGATTCTTCGTAATAGGCGTAAAGAATTAAATCTTACACAGGAAGAATTAGCTGAAAAGGTGGGAAAGAAGCGTGCCTATATAGCCCGAATAGAGAAAGGAGAAACAGACATGCAACTTTCCAGTTTTATCAGTATTTCTCAGGCACTGGGCATTAAATTGAAAACGGAGTATTAATTTAAAGTTGTATTAAGCAATAATTAAAAGTGTAATATCTGGAATTTGAAATAACAGAAGTGGTAAAAACGCTTCATTTCTATTTTTCTGAGATTGATTTAAGGGTAAGAGCAAAAAATCATAAAATATGATGAGTTCGTATATGGAGTTGAGCCATTGGATTAAAAGAACTGGTGATAGTGACTACTATAAACCTGGATAGTTAGCTAATTCAGTAGAAATAGCAGAAAGTAGGCTTAATATCTATATGAAAGATTTTACATCAGATTATAAAATAAATCCTAATTTTTAAGGATTTATATATGAAGGTGTGTCGTAATGCACGATGCACCTTCTTTCTTGTTTATCACCGATATAAATCGGTTTATTTTCTTCAAGCT